TTATTAAGGAGCGTGAAAAGATATATCGGGAGATTTATAAACCAAAGAGGTCAATAAGAAGGAAAGAACGAAGAAAAAATGATAATCTTTACGGGTTGATTAATGATGTTAGATATAGAATTTGGTTTTACTTAAAAAAACTTAATATATCAAAAACAAACAAAACTTTCGAAATCGTTGGATGTACTCCAGAATTTCTTAAGGAACATTTAGAAAAACAATTTACAGATGGTATGACTTGGGAAAATAGAAATAAATGGCATATTGACCACATCGTTCCATTATCATCGGCAAAAACAGAAGACGAACTTTATAAGTTATGTCATTATACAAATCTTCAACCATTATGGGCGGAAGAAAATATGAAAAAAAGTAACAAAATTATTGTCTAACTAATAATTAAAAAAAAAACAAAAATTATGTCAGAAAACAAAAAAGTAAGTTACACCTTAATTTATGAAGGTGGTGGTAAAACTAATTTACAAACAACAATTAATATGAATGGAAATTCACATTCTGAGGCTGAAAAAAAAATAAGAGATACTAATAATTTGACAAGTAACGTTAAACAAGTTATTATTACTGAAATTAGATAGTAAAATAGTAAAAAAAATTGTTCACACTTTAAAACATATTCGTGAAAAAAACATTATTAGTTGATGGAAATAATGTCCTGTTAATTGGATTCCATGGTACTAGAAATTTATACAATAATGGTGAACACTTAGGTGGGATTTACCATTTTATTAACACCTTACAAAAATTTCTTGTAGAACATAATCACGATAAGGTTGTTGTCTTTTGGGATGGTGAATCTAATTCATCCATTAGAAAGTCGATTTACCCCCAGTATAAAGCGAACAGAAGACAGGATATGAATGAATACAAGTACGAATCGTATTTGTATCAACAGTCCCGTGTTAAACAATACCTTGAAGAAATATTTGTTCGTCAGGTTGAGATGGTTAGTAACGAGGCAGATGACCTCATTGCCTACTATTGTAAAATATCTAAAGATGAAAATATTATTATTTTCTCTGCAGATAAAGACCTTACCCAACTTATATCAGAAAGAGTTACTATCTATTCACCAATATCAAAACAATATTATAAGAATGGGGATATGATAACCATTAACAAGGTTGATATCCCCCATTATAATGTATTATTAACTAAAATCTTTACAGGGGACAAATCCGATAACATCAGTGGAATTGAAGGGCTTGGGGAAAAAACATTAATCAAATATTTCCCTCAGGTGCAGGAGAAACCATGCACAGTAGAAGAAATCTTGGATTATGCACGAAATATCCCGCAAAAGAAACCTATAAAAACATTGGTTAATCTTTTGGAAGGTAAGACAAAATTATCTATACTTGGGGAAGAGTTCTATACAACAAACAAAAAGATTGTTGATTTAACTAATCCTTTAATAACTGAAGATGGAAAAGAATTGGTGACACAGATATTAAATGATACTATAGACCCAACTGATAGAGGATATAAAAACTTGATGAGAATGATGATGGAAGACGGACTCTTCAAATACCTACCAAAAGATGATGAGGCGTGGGTAAACTTCCTAAAACCATTTATGAAATTAATTAGAAAAGAAAAAAGAAACACAAACAACACAAATAAAAATTAAATTATGAAAGAGCAAGACAGCACCAAAATGGAGTTCCTGATGACATTGAATGACAACATTGTCGTCCAAAGATTTTTCAATGTCAGAGGGTTCAATCCAAACGCAAAAAATTCATTGGAATTGTATTATTACATGATACAATTCAAACAAGAACTTGAGTATTATTTAAAGATGAAAACGGTCACCTACATGATTGACAATACAGAAGCAATTATGAGTGACCCATCAATTATGAATACATCATTTACCGATGAAAGTGAACAATTTAACCTTTACATCAAAATTGGAGAACAGACAATTTGTCATAGATTTTTTGATGGAAAATTATTCCCACCAAAAGTTCGTTATACGGTTGACGTACGACCATTTTTGAAAGAAGTTTTGAGAGAATTGACTTACATTTTTTCATCCCGAAAATTAAGTTTTGATTATTTGGGTCTTGACCTAAGAAAGTAAGTATTTAATAAAACAAGGGATTACAAAAACGATATATGAACAAGAATTTTGATTATTTAGGGAACACATTTCAAATACAGTTATTAAACCAACTTATTGTAGATAAAGAATTTTCAACATCAATTATGGATGTAATTGAAAGTGTTTATTTTGACAACAAGTACTTTAAAATCATCCTACAGATGACAAAGGAGTATCATGCGAAATATCAATCAACCCCTAACTTTGATACTCTTGAGCAAATCGTCAAATCCGAAATCTCACAAGAATTGGTTGCTAAAATCGTTCTTGATACTATTTCACAAATCAAAGACGCACCATTTGAAGGAACTCAATTTGTTCAAGAAAAGGCTTTGAAGTTTTGTAAACAACAAGAACTTCAAAAAGCGATGGACAAATCTCAAAAGATTATCACAGAAGGTGATTTTGAATCTTATGATAAAGTTGAGGGATTAATTCGTTTGGCGTTACAAGTTGGAGAAAGAGATATGGGTACAACCGATATCTTTTCTAACCTTGATACGGTATTAGATGAGGATTTTAGACACCCAATTCCGATTGGAATACCAGGTATTGATAGATTACTTAAGGGAGGTCTTGCAAAAGGTGAGATAGGTGTTATATTGGCTCCTACGGGGGTTGGAAAATCTTTGCCGTATTCTGAACCGGTTTTAATGCCAACAGGATGGGTGACGATGGGTGATATTAAGATTGGGGATAAAGTTGTTGGTAGTGATGGTAAAGAACAATATGTGTTGGGTGTATATCCACAAGGTGTAAGACCGATTTATAAAGTAGAATTTACTGATGATACTTTTGTAAATTGTGATGAAGAACATCTTTGGAGTGTTAACACACTTAATATGAGAACTTCTAAGACAAGAGGTAAGGGTGGTAAGTCAATATATAGACCAAACTTTGGTTATAAAGTTGTAAAAACTTTGGACATGATGAATGACATTAAAAAGAGAGGTCGTTATAATTATAGATTACCTGTGGTAAGTCCTGTGGGTTTTGAAAAAAGAGATGTGTTAATAGACCCATATTTAATTGGATTATTATTGGGTGATGGTAGTATATGTGATAGTGGTGTCCGTATAAGTACTAAAGATGATGAATTATTTGATTCTATAAGTTATTTAGATGAACATACTTCATATAATGAATATTATAGAACAGAAACCAACAGTATAAAATCAATAAACTTAAAAGGTGAAATTAAAAAACGACTTAAAGTTTACGATTTATTAAATAAAAAATCTAATAATAAATTCATACCAAAAGATTATCTTTATAATTCATTGGATGTTAGAATTGCTTTGTTACAAGGTTTAATGGATACTGATGGGTATGTTGACAAAAAAGGAACTGTTCAATTTACGACAATATCGGAACAATTATGTAATGATGTAAGAGAGTTGGTATTATCTTTAGGAGGAACCGCTAGAGTTAACAATAAAATACCTACTTATAATTATAATGGAGAGAAAAAAGAAGGTCAATTGGCATATACAATAACAATGTCGTTTGCTAATAATATTGTTCCATTTAAATTATTAAGAAAGGTTGGTAGATATTATAAGAGAACTAAATATGTTGAACAGAAATATGTTAAGTCAATAACTTATTCCCATGATGAGGAAGCAGTATGTATTAAAGTTTCTAATCCTGATGAACTATATGTGACAAGAGATTATGTGTTAACTCATAATACAACTATCTTAACCAAAATTGCTAACACGGCATTTAATCTTGGGTATAATGTTTTACAAATCTTCTTTGAAGACAATCCGAAGATTGTCCAACGTAAACACTTTACCTTATGGACTGGTATTGAACCTGATAATTTGGTTCAACATAAAGAAACTGTGATGGGTAAAATTACGGAGATTAAAGAGACAATGAAAAATGAGTTGATTCTAAAGAAATTACCTTCAGACACTATGACTATGAGTCAAATCAAAAATCAAATTAGAAAGATGATTGCTGACGGAACAAAAATTGATTTAGTTCTTTTGGACTATATTGATTGTGTGGTACCTGAAAGTAGTTCTAAAGATGAGTGGAAGGCCGAGGGGTCAGTAATGAGAGGATTTGAGGCAATGTGTCATGAGTTATCATTGGTAGGTTGGACAGCAACACAAGGTAACAGGTCATCAATCTCTTCTGAGGTTGTAACTACTGACCAAATGGGTGGGTCAATTAAGAAAGCTCAGGTAGGTCATGTTATCATATCGGTGGCAAAAACATTACAACAAAAAGAAATGAATTTGGCCACTATAGCAATTACCAAGTCACGTATTGGTAAAGATGGGGTCGTATTTGAGAACTGCAAGTTCAACAACGAACTCCTTGAAATAGATACTGAAAGTTCTGTAACTTTCTTAGGGTTTGAAGAACAACAAGAAGAAAGAAAGCGTGATAGAGTTAAAGAACTTTTAGAAAAAAGAAAACAAAGAGAACAAAACAATAATACAAATTAAAATAAACAAAGAAGAATTATGGACGCATCACAAAAGATATTGTCAGACTTAACAGTTTACATGAAGTACGCAAAGTTCGTACCAGAATTAAACAGACGTGAAACATGGGAAGAATTGGTAACCCGTAATATGAACATGCATATTAAAAAATACCCATCATTGAAAGATGAAATTAAAGATGTATATCAAATGGTATACGATAAGAAAGTATTACCCTCAATGAGGTCAATGCAATTTGGTGGTAAACCAATTGAGATTTCTCCAAATAGAATCTACAACTGTGCTTACTTACCTATTGACCATTTGGATGCATTTGCCGAGGCGATGTTCTTATTGTTAGGTGGAACAGGTGTTGGTTACTCAGTACAAAAACATCATGTTGAAAAGTTACCTGAAATTAGAAAACCAAATCCAAACAGAACAAGAAGATTTTTAATTGGTGATTCTATTGAAGGATGGGCTGACGCAATTAAAGTATTATTCAAATCTTACTTTGGTGACAACTTATCAACTCCTGAGTTTGATTTCTCTGATATCAGACCAAAAGGTGCTCAACTTGTAACTTCGGGTGGTAA